AGACCTGAGCAAAGGGCAGTACGGCTGTGTCGGCCAGGGCTTACATATTGCCAAAAAACTGCTTCCGTATATCCCGAATAACGCGGGGATCCTGCTGGTACCATGCTGTCGTGGTGGTTCGGCATTCACCCAGGGCACGGAGGGGACATTCAGCGAGTCCACGGGGGCCAGTCAGGATTCGGCTCGCTGGGGAGTGGGTAAGCCGTTATATCAGGATCTGCTTTTCCGCACGAAGGCAGCATTGCAGAAAAACCCGAAAAACGTTTTGCTGGCGATATGCTGGATGCAGGGGGAATTCGATATGACGAATGCCAGTTACGCCCAGCAGCCAGCAGCATTTCTTGCAATGGTACAGCAGTTCCGTGCTGACTTTGCCGGGCTGGCGGCGCAGTGTCACGGTGGAAGTCCGGCATCAGTCCCCTGGATTTGTGGCGACACGACATACGCGTGGAAACAAGAACACGGTACGCAATATGAAGTGGTATATGGTGCATATAAAGGTAAAGAATCCCAGCAGATTTATTTTGTTCCCTTTATGACCGATGGTAGCGGAGTTAATACACCGACAAACAACCCGTCAGAAGATCCTGATATTGCCGGGTCTGGTTATTACGGTTCGGCATCCCGAACGAACAAAAACTGGGTATCATCAAATCGCCCGACGCATTTCAGCTCATGGGCGCGTCGTGGCATTATTCCCGATCGTATGGCAACTGCTATTCTGAACGTAGCCGGTCGCACCTTAGCCTTCATTAGTGGTAAGGCACCGGAAATCAAACCCTCGCCCGGCGGCGACACGCCATCGGGGCCGTCTGAAGATGCATCCGTACGCACAATCTCCCTGTTGCCGACAGCCGGAGATGCTGCTGCGCAGGGCTGGAGCATTAAGAATGGCGGAATTCAGTTGTCAGATGGTGTATTTAAGATCACCAAGCAGAGCAATAAAACCTGGTCCCTGACGCATCCGGTGGATGACGCAATTACCCTGCTGACACAGGGCGGCAGACTGACCTGTAAGTTCCGCCTCTCAGGCGCACTGACCAACAATCAGTTCGGGCTGGGGATTTATCTGTATACCGATGCTACCGTTACCTGACGTCGTGGCGATGACCGGGACTGGTAACCCGTTCCTGATGTCGTACTTCACCCAGACCACAGACGGCAAACTGAATCTGATGCATCACAAGAAAGCCGGAAACACAAAGTTGGGCGAGTTCGGGAATTACAGTAACGACTGGCAGACGCTGGAGCTGGTGTTCACCGCCGGCAGTGCCACGGTTACTCCGAAACTGAATGGAGTGGCTGGCCCGGCATTCCAGGTCATAAAAGACAGTCTGACACTGGGACTAAATGCACTGACGCTGACGGATATTACCAAAAATGCAACGTATGGCGTTGAGATAGAAAGTCTGGTGCTGGAGATAAATGCACCGGCATCATCATAAAAAGTGAGCCAGCCAAATGGAAGGTATCGTTAAACTCACCGGTAGTGTCAGTGGGTCGTCTGAGACGCCTGCATGAGTTATCAGAGCCATCAGTACTTAACTGGTGGCTTTTTTATTGTTGTCAGCTTCCGGATAACGGGAGACGGGGTATGTACCAGATGGAAAAAATCACAACAGGTGTGTCATACACCACGTCAGCGGTGGGAACGGGCTACTGGTTCCTGCAGTTGCTGGACAGGGTTTCCCCGTCTCAGTGGGCGGCAATAGGCGTGCTGGGGAGTCTGCTGTTTGGGCTGCTGACATATCTGACTAACCTGTATTTCAAAATCAGAGAGGACCGTCGTAAGGCGGCGCGGGGAGAGTAAAGCGATGAAGAAAAAATACGAACTGGTTGTTAAAGGGATAAATAATTACCCGAATAAGATTACTGTTACTGTGGCACTGGAAATTGGTGGGTATCCGTCACTGTTGTTGCCAGATGTGGCGATTAGTCTTGACCGTACTGAAGATGCCACGCTGGAGTTTTACGAAGCTGAGGCGAAAAAGCAGGCGAAGCAGTTTTTCATGGATGTTGCTGCCGGGTTATGTGAAGGGGATGGTCCGTTGCCGGAAAAGCGCCCCGTAATTTTAGAGGCGCAGGATGTGTTGATAACCTACAGAGGAAAACTACCGGGAATAATTACTGGTTCTCTGAAGACTCCACCGCTGGCCTGAAGACTTAACATATCCAGGGATTTGAAATCGATAAACCCTGATAAATATCCATGAACACCAAAATCAAATACGGCCTGTCGGCTGCCGTTCTGGCGCTGATTGCCGCTGGTGCGTCTGCGCCTGACATTCTCGATCAGTTTCTGGATGAAAAGGAAGGCAATCACACCACGGCATACCGTGATGGTGCAGGTATCTGGACCATCTGCCGTGGTGCCATCATGGTGGATGGCAAACCTGTCGTTCCGGGCATGAAGTTGTCGAAGGAAAAATGCGACCAGGTTAACGCCATTGAGCGTGATAAAGCGCTGGCGTGGGTGGAGAAAAACATCAAAGTGCCATTGAGCGAACCCCAGAAAGCGGGGATCGCGTCATTCTGTCCGTACAACATTGGTCCCGGTAAGTGTTTCCCGTCGACGTTTTACAAACGAATTAATGCAGGCGATCGCAGGGGAGCGTGTGAGGCGATTCGCTGGTGGATTAAGGACGGTGGCAGAGACTGCCGTATTCGTTCAAACAACTGCTACGGTCAGGTATCCCGTCGTGACCAGGAGAGCGCGCTGGCGTGCTGGGGTATCGACAGATAAGCAGAATATTTTGCTGAAAAATAAAGCATGGCCACGCGGGCGGATAACATGAAATCCTGCGAACTGGCGAAACGTAAGTGAATAAAAGTAAAAACCCCGTTTGTTGGCACCAAGCGGGGTTTTGTGTTTCCTGACTCCGGAAAAGTCAAAGGAGAAAGTGTGTTTGATTTTAGCAAACTGATTCGGGAGATTCGAGTGATGGCTGAAAAATTATCCACCTGGAAGTTCATTCTTATCTGGCTGGTGTTTGTGATTATGGCCTCCGGTTATTTCATCGGTCAGATACGCTGGTGGTGAAATGAACCGCGTACTGTGCGTGGTCATCATTGCCCTGCTGGTGGCCTGTGGTGCGCTTAGTCTGGGGCTGAATCATTACCGTGATAACGCCATTACCTACAAAGCCCAGCGCGACAAAAATGTCAGAGAACTGAAGCTGGCGAACGCGGCAATTACTGACATGCAGATGCGTCAGCGTGATGTTGCTGCGCTCGATGCAAAATACACGAAGGAGTTAGCTGATGCGAAAGCTGAAAATGATGCTCTGCGTGATGATGTTGCCGCTGGTCGTCGTCGGTTGCACATCAAAGCAGTCTGTCAGTCAGTGCGTGAAGCCACCACCGCCTCCGGCGTGGATAATGCAGCCTCCCCCCGACTGGCAGACACCGCTGAACGGGATTATTTCACCCTCAGAGCGCGACTGATAATAATGCAAAAACAACTTGAAGGGGCACAGCTATACATTCGAGAGCAATGCCTCAGATAAAAACCGGCCAAGGATAATCCGCTGAAGATTCGCCGGTGGCTAAAGTGTGCCAAGAGTTCAATTTACGCAATTACTCCAGTCGATGCTATGCACCGTCTTTGTGAAGTCAATGGATACCTGATTTATTTCTGTGCGCTGTATCGTCGCTGTACTCTTGCATTAATTATGACTGTAGCCTGACGGGGAACTCCTTCTGCACAAGTGTGGGGGAATAATCAAAAACGATGCACACCGGGGTTACCGGGTACACATATTTCATCATGCCAGCGAGTCCGGTTCTGGCACGGAAGAAACCGGACGTTATGATTTAGTGCGGAAATATTTGTGTAGTGTTCTGAATGTTCTCAGTAAAGAGTAATGAATTATCAAAGGTATAGTAATACCTTTTGTTTTCGTGGATATTTGTAATCCATCTGAAAACCCCTGCTGTAGCAAGATTTTTCCTGTATTCGTAAAATGATAACTCTCCTGATTTGAATCCTTTTAAGGTGGCTTCTATAAGGCATTTATTTTTTGAAAATCTTACATTTACAACCTTACCCTGTCCTTTTATTAAAACCGTATTATCGTTTTCAAGAACAAGATGAATATTCTCTGTGGCTAAATAGTAAATGTAATGTGAGACATTGTGACGTTTTAGTTCAGAATAAAACCAGTGATAGTTTAAATTATTTCGCACTTTATCGAATATTTGTTTAAAAATGGCAACCTGAGCCATTGTAGTACCTTCCATGTGATATGAGGGGGCGTAGTCTGCACGATTATCTAAATTGCTTCAATCTGGTCTGACCTGTTTTCTGAGCAATTCAGTAATGTCACTCTTTTCTTTGTTTGCTTCAGGCGAAACTCTTTTTACTGAGCACAGTCTCCGGCGGCAGGCTTCAATGACCCAGGCTGAGAAATTCCCGGACCCTTTTTGAACAAGAGCGATGTTAATTTGTTCAATCATCTGGTTTGGAAATCGGATGTTGCGGGTTGTTGTTCTGCGGGTTCTGTTCTTTGATGACATAATGTTTCCCCATATTCAGTGTTGCTGATTTGTATTATCTGAAGTTGCTTTTACGTTAATTTGACGCAGATCAATCAATACGATACCTGCGTCATAATTGATTATTTCTCGTGGTTTGATGGCGTACACACATGTTGTGATAAACCTTATATAGATGATAATCATTATCATTTCGTGGGTCCTTTCCGGCGATCCGGGCCGTTACGGGGCGGCGACCTCGCGGGTTTTCGCTATTTATGAAAATTTTCCGGGATCCATGTCCGGTTTCTCTTCAAGTTAACTATATGAAAAATATAAAAACAGGTCTTCTGTGAACCGGACATGAACAAAAAACAGACATGTAAACCGGACATGACCGGTTTTGTTGTGATTGTGAGGTGAGAGTTTTTGCGAGGTGAGGAGTGGCTACGCAGACTGAAGTTGCCAGGCATTTAAGTCTGACCGATCGCCAGCTTCGCAGATTGCAGAAATTGCCGGGTGCCCCGATATCGAATAAGCGAGGGCAACTGGATCTGGATGCCTGGCGCGATTTTTACATATCGTATCTGAGGAGAAGTAAAAACGATGTGCCTGATGGCGATAGCGAAGACGACTATGAGGAGAAATTGCTTATTGCCAGATGGGAACTGACAGCAGAACAGGCTGTTACACAGCAGTTAAAAAATGAGGTGTCAAAAGGAAAACTTATTGACACCGGGTTCTGTATTTTTGCCCTCAGTAAGCTGGCAATGGCGTTATCCAGTACGCTTGATTCCATCCCTTTATCCATGCAGCGACAGTTTCCTGATTTAACACCGCGCCATCTTGACCATCTGAAAACCCTTATTGCTAAGGGGGCAAATCAGTGTGCGCGGGCAGGGGATAAATTACCGGATTTACTCGATGAATATATCAGAGCAACAACTGAATAATATGATGGCTGCCGTTTCGGTTGCGCTGCAGCCTCTGGTCAGGGTTGTACCAATGACGGCAGTTGAATGGGCTGATCAAAATTATTATCTGCCTAAAGAATCTTCATATGGTGAGGGAGAATGGAAAACGCTGCCATTCCAGATCGCCATTATGAACTGTATGGGTAACGACCAGGTTCGCACGGTTAACCTGATTAAATCTGCCCGTGTTGGCTATACAAAGATGTTGCTGGGGGTGGTCGGGTATTTTATTGAGCATAAATCCCGAAACAGTCTGCTTTTTCAGCCCACGGATTCTGCCGCTGAAGATTTTATGAAGTCTCACGTGGAGGCGACGATTCGGAACGTGCCATGCCTGAAAGACCTTTCCCCATGGCTGGGTCGTAAACATCGTGACAATACTCTCACGCTGAAACGCTTTTCATCGGGCGTCGGTTTCTGGTGCCTGGGCGGTGCAGCCGCCAAAAACTACCGTGAAAAATCCGTGGACGTGGTCTGCTATGACGAGCTTTCCTCGTTCGAGCCGGATGTCGAAAAAGAGGGCTCGCCAACCCTGCTGGGGGATAAGCGTATTGAGGGCTCTGTATGGCCAAAATCCATTCGCGGCTCGACGCCTAAAATCAAAGGTACCTGCCAGATCGAAAAAGCGGCCAACGAGTCGGCGCATTTCATGCGTTTCTATGTGCCCTGCCCGCACTGTGGGGAGGCGCAGTATCTGAAATTTGGCGATGAATCCACGCCTTTTGGCCTTAAATGGGAGAAGGACAGCCCCGAAAGCGTTTTCTACCTCTGTGAACATCATGGCTGCGTGATCCATCAGTCTGAGCTTGACCAGAGTAACGGGCGCTGGATCTGTGAAAACACGGGTATGTGGACCCGTGACGGCCTGATGTTTTTCAGCGCCCGGGGGGATGAAATTCCGCCGCCGCGCTCCATCATGTTCCATATCTGGACGGCGTACAGTCCGTTCACCACCTGGATACAGATAGTCTATGACTGGCTGGATGCACTGAAAGATCCCAACGGCCTGAAAACCTTTGTGAACACCACGCTGGGCGAGACCTGGGAAGAGGCCGTGGGCGAAAAACTCGATCACCAGGTACTGATGGATAAGGTGGTGCGTTACACGGCGGCGGTGCCTGCCCGGGTGGTTTATCTGACGGCGGGCATTGACTCGCAGCGAAACCGTTTTGAGATGTATGTCTGGGGATGGGCACAGGGAGAGGAAGCCTTTCTGGTGGATAAAATCATCATTATGGGCCGTCCCGATGAGGAAGAGACGCTGTTACGTGTGGATGCGGCGATCAACAAAAAATACCGCCATGCAGACGGAACCGAAATGACCATTTCCCGTGTCTGCTGGGACACCGGGGGGATCGATGGTGAAATTGTCTATCAGAGATCAAAAAAACACGGTGTTTTCCGGGTGCTGCCGGTAAAAGGCGCATCTGTCTATGGCAAGCCGGTGATCACCATGCCAAAAACCCGCAATCAGCGGGGCGTGTATCTGTGTGAAGTGGGAACGGACACCGCAAAAGAAATTCTCTATGCCCGTATGAAAGCCGATCCCACGCCTGCGGATGAAGCCACGTCGTATGCCATCCGTTTTCCTGATGATCCGGAGATTTTTTCGCAGACAGAGGCGCAGCAACTGGTGGCGGAAGAGCTGGTGGAGAAGTGGGAAAAAGGAAAGATGCGTCTGCTGTGGGATAACAAAAAGCGGCGTAACGAAGCGCTGGACTGCCTGGTGTATGCCTACGCGGCATTACGTGTGTCCGTGCAACGCTGGCAGCTTGATCTGGCTGTACTGGCAAAATCCCGGGAAGAAGAGACGACCCGGCCAACCCTGAAAGAACTGGCAGCGAAGCTGTCCGGAGGAGTGAATGGTTACAGTCGCTGAACTGCAGGCGCTGCGTCAGGCGCGCCTTGATTTATTAACCGGTAAACGGGTGGTGTCTGTCCAGAAAGATGGTCGCAGAATTGAATATACGGCGGCTTCTCTGGATGAGCTTAACCGGGCGATCAATGATGCGGAGTCGGTACTGGGGACAACCCGACGTCGCCGTCGTCCGCTGGGAGTGAGGTTATGAAACGAACGCCTGTCCTGATTGATGTGAACGGCGTTCCGCTTCGTGAGAGTCTCAGCTACAACGGGGGCGGCGCAGGATTTGGCGGGCAAATGGCGGAGTGGTTGCCACCGGCGCAGAGTGCCGATGCAGCCCTGCTGCCCGCGTTGCGTCTGGGGAATGCCCGGGCAGATGATCTGGTGCGCAATAACGGAATAGCGGCCAATGCGGTGGCACTGCATAAGGATCACATTGTCGGGCATATGTTTCTGATCAGCTACCGTCCGAACTGGCGCTGGCTGGGGATGCGGGAGACCGCAGCAAAAAGCTTTGTCGATGAGGTGGAGGCGGCCTGGTCGGAATACGCAGAAGGGATGTCTGGCGAGATCGACGTGGAAGGAAAACGCACATTTACGGAGTTTATCCGTGAAGGTGTTGGCGTTCATGCGTTTAACGGCGAAATCTTTGTGCAGCCGGTCTGGGATACGGAAACCACGCAGTTATTCCGTACGCGTTTTAAAGCCGTGAGTCCGAAACGGGTGGACACGCCAGGACACGGTATGGGGAACCGTTTTCTGCGGGCCGGGGTGGAGGTCGATCGATATGGCCGTGCCGTTGCGTACCATATCTGTGAGGATGATTTTCCGCGCTCCGGGAGTGGACGATGGGAACGGATCCCGCGTGAACTTCCCACCGGGCGTCCGGCCATGCTGCATATTTTCGAGCCGGTGGAGGACGGGCAGACCCGTGGGGCCAATCAGTTTTACAGCGTAATGGAACGGCTGAAGATGCTCGATTCCCTGCAGGCAACACAGCTTCAGTCGGCCATAGTGAAAGCCATGTATGCAGCGACGATTGAAAGTGAACTTGATACCGAAAAGGCCTTTGAATATATCGCCGGCGCGCCACAGGAGCAGAAGGATAATCCGCTTATTAATATTCTGGAGAAGTTCTCCACCTGGTATGACACGAATAACGTGACGCTGGGCGGTGTCAAAATTCCGCACCTTTTCCCCGGGGATGATCTGAAACTACAGACTGCGCAGGATTCAGACAATGGATTTTCGGCGCTTGAACAGGCGCTGCTGCGGTATATCGCCGCCGGTCTTGGCGTTTCCTACGAACAGTTGTCCCGGGATTACTCGAAGGTCAGTTATTCAAGTGCCAGCGCCTCCGCCAATGAGTCGTGGCGCTATTTTATGGGACGACGAAAATTTATTGCGGCCCGGCTGGCCACGCAGATGTTTTCCTGCTGGCTGGAAGAGGCACTTCTTCGGGGGATTATCCGTCCGCCACGGGCGCGTTTTGATTTTTATCAGGCGCGATCAGCCTGGTCACGGGCAGAGTGGATTGGAGCCGGAAGAATGGCCATTGACGGGCTCAAGGAAGTCCAGGAATCGGTGATGCGCATTGAGGCCGGACTGAGCACGTATGAGAAAGAGCTGGCGCTGATGGGCGAGGATTATCAGGACATTTTCCGCCAGCAGGTCAGGGAATCTGCAGAGCGACAAAAAGCCGGACTCTCACGTCCGGTGTGGATAGCGCAGGCGTATCAGCAGCAGATAGCGGAGAGTCGCAGGCCGGAAGAGGAGACAACACCACGTGAGACGTAATCTTTCACACATTATTGCCGCAGCATTCAATGAACCGCTGCTTCTGGAGCCCGCCTATGCGCGGGTTTTCTTTTGCGCGCTCGGGCGCGAGATGGGGGCATCAAGTCTTTCGGTACCACAACAGCAGGTACAGTTTGATGCTCCCGGAATGCTGGCTGAAACGGACGAGTACATGGCCGGAGGTAAACGACCGGCCCGTGTTTACCGGGTGGTGAACGGTATTGCTGTACTGCCGGTGACCGGCACGCTGGTGCACCGGCTGGGGGGTATGCGGCCATTTTCCGGAATGACAGGCTATGACGGCATTGTCGCCTGTCTTCAGCAGGCAATGGCGGATAGCCAGGTGCGGGGCGTACTGCTGGACATTGACAGTCCGGGCGGGCAGGCCGCCGGCGCGTTTGACTGCGCTGACATGATTTACCGCCTCCGTCAGCAGAAGCCGGTCTGGGCACTGTGCAATGACACGGCCTGCTCTGCAGCCATGCTGCTGGCGTCGGCCTGCTCCCGACGGCTGGTTACCCAGACATCCCGTATCGGCTCCATTGGCGTGATGATGAGCCATGTCAGCTATGCCGGTCATCTGGCGCAGGCCGGTGTGGATATCACGCTGATTTACTCAGGGGCGCACAAGGTGGATGGCAATCAGTTTGAAGCCTTACCGGCAGAGGTTCGCCAGGACATGCAACAGCGCATTGATGCGGCGCGCCGGATGTTTGCCGAAAAAGTAGCCATGTATACCGGTCTGTCTGTTGATGCCGTCACGGGAACAGAGGCCGCCGTTTTTGAAGGTCAGTCCGGCATTGAGGCCGGGCTGGCGGATGAATTAATCAATGCGTCGGATGCCATCAGCGTGATGGCCACGGCGCTGAACAGTAATGTCAGAGGAGGCACTATGCCGCAATTAACTGCAACGGAAGCCGCCGCGCAGGAGAACCAGCGAGTGATGGGGATCCTGACATGCCAGGAAGCGAAAGGACGTGAACAGCTTGCCACGATGCTGGCAGGACAACAGGGCATGAGCGTTGAACAGGCCCGGGCGATTCTGGCCGCGGCGGCACCACAGCAGCCGGTGGCATCCACGCAGAGTGAAGCCGATCGCATTATGGCGTGTGAAGAAGCGAAAGGTCGTGAACAACTGGCGGCAACGCTGGCGGCGATGCCGGAGATGACGGTGGAAAAAGCCCGCCCGATCCTGGCTGCTTCACCGCAGGCGGATGCCGGACCCTCACTCCGTGATCAGATCATGGCACTGGATGAGGCAAAAGGGGCTGAGGCGCAGGCTGAACAGCTGGCTGCCTGCCCGGGAATGACTGTGGAGAGCGCCCGGGCTGTGCTGGCTGCGGGATCAGGTAAGGCAGAACCGGTCTCTGCATCCACAACCGCCCTGTTTGAACGCATCATGGCGAACCATTCACCGGCAGCGGTACAGGGTGGCGTGCCACAGACGTCAGCAGACGGTGATGCGGACGTGAAAATGCTCATGGCCATGCCATGAAGCCAGTGCTGACCATCAACAGGAGGTTTTTACAATATGGTAACGAAAACCATCACTGAACAGCGTGCGGAAGTACGTATTTTTGCCGGTAATGATCCGGCTCATACCGCCACAGGCAGCAGCGGGATTTCCTCGGCAACACCGGCACTGACGCCCCTGATGCTGGATGAAGCCACCGGGAAACTGGTGGTCTGGGACGGACAAAAAGCCGGTAGTGCAGTTGGCATACTGGTACTGCCGCTTGAAGGCACAGAGACGGCACTGACCTATTACAAGTCGGGGACCTTTGCGACGGAGGCAATCCGCTGGCCTGAAAGTGTGGATGAACACAAAAAGGCCAACGCCTTTGCCGGCAGTGCCCTGAGTCACGCGGCGCTGCCGTAACACGTTATCAGGCCACCGCGGTGGCCTGACTGATTTCTGAATGAAAGGAACTGATTTATGGGATTGTTTACGACCCGCCAGTTACTCGGTTATACCGAACAAAAAGTGAAATTTCGTGCGCTGTTTCTGGAGCTGTTTTTCCGCCGTACGGTGAATTTCCATACCGAAGAGGTGATGCTGGACAAAATTACCGGAAAAACGCCGGTGGCGGCCTATGTTTCCCCGGTTGTTGAAGGAAAAGTGCTGCGTCATCGTGGTGGTGAAACCCGCGTGTTACGTCCGGGCTACGTCAAGCCGAAACACGAATTTAATTACCAGCAGGCGGTTGAGCG